GGTCCGGTTGTCGACATTCCTGTCGACCGCATTCATCTATACGAAGAGAACCCGCGTCACGGAAGGATGACTGATCGCGATCAGATCATCGAGTTCCTGCTGCAGGATGAGCAGGTCTATGAGCTTGCAAGCAGCATCGTGGAACACGAAACCAACCCCTTGGAATTAATCGGTGTAGTACGCATCGACAACAAGGGCGGGAGGGGAAAGCCCACCTACGAGGTTTGGGAAGGCAACCGCCGCGTTTGCGCGATAATGCTGCTAAATGACCCTCAGATTGCTCCCGCCAGATGGCGAAAGCGCTTTGAACAACTGTCGGAACGAATACCTCTAATCGAGTCGATCGAGGGGCGGGTCTTTGATGACCGCGACGAGCTCCGCTTTTGGATGCGGAATATTCACAACGGCGCGCAGGGCGGTCAAGGTCGGAAAGATTGGGGGCCAGACGAGCAGCACAGGGACCACCCGACTAGAAAGAATGCAATCGCCTTCGCGCTTTTGGAGCGAGCCGAGGAAAAGGGCTATCTAACGAAAGCTAAGCGTAAAGGCACCCTGACCACGCTCCAACGCTTTGTCGGCACATCGGTGGCCCGAGAAATTTTGGAGGCAGATGACAGTGATCCAGCAAGCGTCATATTTGGCCGCCGGAAGAGCGAGCTAAACAAGATCTTGAAGGTTCTGATCGCGGATCTTTTGTCGGGGCGAATATCCTCCCGGAAGAACGAGGACGACATCATCGCCTATTTCGATGGG